ATTTTCTCCTATGATAAGTGTTGTTGGGTTTCTATTTAATTGAATTTCTATAAAGTTGTTGCCGGTTGATAGAAAATTACGCCACCTAACTGTTTTAAAGATTATCAAAGTTCCAAATCCTGTGCTTCATTATACAGGGCTTTCATGGTATTCTTGAGTCTATTTTTATCCAAAGTAACATCTAGTTCATTAATGTACTTATCTAATAACGTCATCGTATCTTCTGTGTTTTCCACAATATCGTCAGAAACATTGCTTGCATCCAGTTCAGAAAAATCTTCAATAATCTTTACATCAAAAGCATCAGCCATCAACAACCTATCAACAAACATGTCAAATTTATACAAATCTTTCTTATTCACTACAATAAGTTTAACATAATGCTCTTTGTATTGAGAAACATCATGCTTGGTATAATCATTTTCTATATCATCATAGTAAATCTTTTTATATATCGTGTAGGGGTTTACAATACGTTCTAATTCTCTTGTTGCAGTATCAAAGATATGAAATCCTCTTGGATCGTTAAAATCATTCCAATAAATTTCATAAGGCGCACCTAAATAAAAAATCTGGCCGTCATCAGATTTGTGATGAAAATGTCCACTGAATACAACATCAAATCGTTTAAATAATTTTTTATCCCAACCATCAGTAGAAACTACTGTATCGACGTTCATAAGAAAACCATTTACTTCTAAATGACCCATCAAAATATCTGCCTTTGATTTGACCAAGGCTTTCATAGATTCATCATAATTATTATCATTAATCCACGGCACCAAAAGTATAGGTACATCATCAAATTCTACAACTTCGGGGTCAACGTATATTTTAAATCTATCTGTCCCTACAAGTTCCTCCATAGAATTAACTTTATTGGTGTTCTTATAATAAGTATCGTGATTACCTATTACAATATGAAAATCAATTCTAAGCTCTTGAAACTTTCCTATAAACCTCTTACGAAAATCATGAGCAATACGATAGCTTATATACTTACGGCGATCAACCACATCTCCCATATGAACGCATGTAGTAATCCCACGTTCTTTTAACGTGGGGAAAAATACGTTCTCATAAAATTTGTAGAAATAATCATTGAAGTTATGATTGTCATTTCTAGCGCCAAAGTGAGTATCTGTTATAATTGCTATTTTCAATCTTTATCTTCCATAAAATTTTCTAGCCCTTTACTTTTCTGTACTATTTTCTTCTTCGGTTTATATACATCTTCATCAGGAAGCATTACATTTGGATCAAAACCACCTACAGTATAAGATGTATCATCACCTTCCATCGTAGTCCAAGATTCATAGTGACCTTTTTCTATCATTTTATTTCTTATATGGGTTTGTTTCTTTTCTTTTGCAATTCTTCTTAAAAAAGCATAGTATATAATTTGAGTAAAGTATGCAAAGGGATTTCTTGATTTTTCTGCATTAAAATTGCTTACATATTGTAAACAGTTCTCAATACCATCAGCAATCATATCCTCTCTATATGTGTAATTAATAAAATTGGGACGGTACGATAGATGTGTTGCTATCTTCAGAAAACATTCTCCAATATAATCAGTTACAGGTAATTTATCATCTGCTTTTTCACAGGTTGATTTCCAAGCAATCATAGCTTCTAAAAACTTTTTATTATCTACATAATGGGGTTTTTTTCTTTTTATCAAAAAGTATTCTCCTTGTTTTTTATAGTACTTAAAGAATACACTATAAACAATAAAATGTCAAGGGACATAATATTTTTAAAAGAGACTTGACATACCCAAAAATGTTGATATAATAGACTATGTAAGGAATTGATTAATGAATAGAATCTGATCTCGTAGCTAGTTTTGTAGATAATTCACCGTCATCTTCCAAAAAATCATCTTCTTCAAATTCATTATGTTGAACAATTTCATGAGCATCTTCTTCATCCATTTTTTCTAAAACGTGGTCGTAATATCTACACAAATCTGGTGATGCATCAGCCACCAAAATGATGTTATTACTTTTAATTTCAAAAAATGAACTATCTGTAAATGGTTGAACCCATTTACTAAGGCGTAATGATTCTACAAAACCTTTGGGCCCATGTTGAGGGATAATTTGCATTAATAGTGGATAACTAACCTTACATTCCTTTCCAGACTCATTATTTTCAATTGTACAAATGATATCTTCGCCATTTGATAATTTAACTATTTTACATGGAGAGGTATTCATTTTAATTTTACCTTACTAATTTCGTAATCGAATTGTTCCTTGTTGTAGATATTTAGTCGTTCAGAAAAGTGCATAAGAGTAAAATTACGTCTTTCTTTATATGATATATCATCTGCAATATCAAACACTAAAATGGAATCCTTATTTGATGATATACGCAATCCTCTCCCAATAGATTGCAAGACTCGTATTTTTGATTTACTTGGACTTGCGAGCACGATGTTATTAATATTGCGGATATTAATACCAGTGCTAAAAGTGCCATAACTCGCAATGGTGATTGAACTTTTTTCTCTATCAACAATTGCTCGTATTTCTTCTCTTTCTTTTGTGTTTGTTGCTCCGTATACAAAGAATGTATTGGCTCCAACATTATCTTTCTCCTTTACTTTATTATATAAAATTTTACCATGCTTCTCAACTAACTGAAATAGACATAAAGTATTACCAGATAGATGTGTTAATAAATTAACAATAAAATTGTTTCTCTGATCATTCCCCACGATGTATTGTAGTTCTTCTACATACGTCATTTTATTTTTTATTAATGGATGTTTTAATATTATACACTTTATTTTTAAATTAGCAAGAGTCTTTTTATCCATTAATTCTTTTGTGGTTATTACCTTTCTTACCGGGCCGAACAATCCCTCCAATACAAGCTGATGTACTTGTGTATCATCCAAAGTTCCTGTAAACCCAAACCGATACTTACATTGATATAGTTTTGTCATAATTCCTGTAAGAGATTTTGCTTTAAACAGGTGTGCCTCATCTCCAATCACACAACCAAAATTCGCAAAATATGATTTAGGCATCTTATAGATAGACTGCCATGTAGATATAACTACATCCTTTGTTATTTCTTTGTCATATCCTTGATAAATCTTCTGACAATGCGTACCTGAACTCCAACCATAATCCTGAAAATCAGAATACATTTGTTCCACAAGTGATGTGGTTGGAACAAGAATTAAAATTTTATGTCCCGCCATTTGATAATAACGAACAAGGAAATATATTATTAATGACTTACCAGAAGCAGTAGGACTAACAATAAGAGAGCGATTTGTGGAAATAGCATGCCGTACCGCATCAATTTGATAGTTTCTAACTTTAAGTAATTTTCCTTTAGATTTAGGTTTGAGGCTTTCGATGAAGCCTCTAACCACCTTACGTATAACATTCCTACCATCTTCTACTCCTTCTTCTATTATATATTTTATTTTATTCCTTACACAAAACTCCTTTATGTAAGATAGCAATCCAACGTATATTTCACCTGATCTTGGACTAAATAATCGTATTTTTCCGTCCCACATACGATTTCTATACATCGGCATAAACTTTGCGCCGGGCTCTTCAAAGGTAAAAAAATCTGAAAATTCCTGTGATTCAGAATTGGAAAGGTCGGATAGTGTTAAATCATTCTTTTTAGATATTCGCATTTTGTAGTGTATTAGGTTCGCCGTATTGACCTCTAACAATAATATTCCACGATATACTAATCCTATTATCCTTATTTTGTGGAACCCAATGTTGCAACCAAGAGGGAAAAATCAATCCCAGGCCAACTACAGAATCAAACTGTATCATGTTTGAATTATTCCAATTTGGTTTTTTTCTTGGTACTAAGATAGACGATTGAGTTCTAGGGTCAAAAAATTGTATGGGAGAAGTTTCTTTAGAAGCTTGTATATAATACACACCAGACAAAAAATTATTAGAATGTGTGTGTGGTGCATGAATTTCCCCATCATGCATTTGATTTGCCCACATATTAGTAATCTCTATTTTTTCATATTCATATTCATTACTCTTTAAAATATATTCACTTACTTCTAAAACTTTATCCTTGAGAAGTTTAAAATAAGATAACATATGAAGTTCGTCTTCTTTTTGATAATCACTATTTGGTATTGTTAAATATCTTATCATCTGATTATTACAATAATTTGTTAAACCAGATTTAAACTCATATATTCTGGTTGGAAAACATTCATATAATTTTACATTATCCATGTTATAATACTCCACCTTGTTCCTTTTGTTATAGGCTTAACTTCATGAGGAAACATAAAATTAGAAGGAAAAATTATTCCCGAACCTTTTTTAGTATTATAAACTTCGTCAGCAACAACAAATTCACCACCTTCATAATTATCATTTAAAAATAAA